ATGAGCGTGGACATCAAACTCAAATGGGACGAGGCCAAGGCGGTGGGCCGGGTCACAAGCCGGGGTTCGCGGGCCATACGGGACGTGGCCCAGGCGCTGCTGGACGAGAGCAAAAAGCAGGTGCCGCTGGATACCAGTGCGTTGCAGCGCAGCGGAGCGGTGGATTCCCAGGGCATGGAAGCTACGGTGAGCTATGACACGCCCTATGCGGTGCGCTGGCACGAACACAGCGCCAATTTCCAACATGGGCGCAAGAAAAAATACCTGGAAGACCCATGCAACGATCCAATCTTCCGCGATAGAGCGCTGCGCTATATCGCCCAGCAGATCAAGTTATAGGGGGGATGCACAGTGCTCATCACCGAACAGATCGCCCAATTTTTGAATGGTCACGGCATTTACGCCGTGACCAATTTTATGCCGCCCGAGCCCAGCCGGATGGCCTGCGTGTACGCCTCCGACCTGCGCACGCCCAGCGACCCGGAGGGGGCGCGGGTGCAGGTTATTTTCCGGGGCGAACGGGCCGACAACTTGGGCCTTTTGGACGCGGCCAAGGCCGCGGCTTATCTGGACGGGTTCCAGGGGCTGCTTTGTGCCGATGGGAGTTATGTCATTAACATTGACATAGAATCCGGCCCGGCGGCCATGGGCGCGGACAACAACAACCGATGCGAATTTTCGCTGAATTTACGGGTTTGGACTTGTGACTAGGAGGGATGCAAATGGCAAGAAAAAACGGGTGCCCGTTTTCGGTGCGCGACTGGGTGATTGAAATCCTCAGCCACGCATCCACGGCGGAGGACCCCATTTGGCTGAGAATCAAGGGGCTTACCAGTATGGACTGGAGCGTCGATTCGGACACCGAGGACGGTTCCAGCGCGGACAACGCCTATTCTGAGCCCTACAAAACCAAAATCAACGGCAGCCTGAGCATTGAGGGCAAGCCGGCCACCGACGCGGTGACTGGCAACCGTGACCCGGGCCAGGCGGAACTGGACTATTACAAAGGCATGGTGGGATGCGACGGCGACGCGCGCATCCGGCTGATCGACCCGTATGGGCGCGCCCAGATTTTGGACGTGGCGGTGACTGGCAGCGGCCGGACGGCGGACGAAACCAGCGACACGGTGAGCTGGGATATGGAAGTCGTGGGCGAGCCGGAGGAAGTGCCCTATGTGCAGGTGACGGCTATTTCCACCGCACCGGCCAGTTCGGCCACGGTTACGGTGGGGTCCACTACCTCGGTGACGGTGAAATTCACCCCCACGGGCGCCAGCAATCAGAAATACAGCGTGGCCAGCCAGGATCAAAACAAGGTCAAAGTGGCGAATATCGACGGACTGAACTTCGACCTGGTGGGCGTGGAAGCCACGTCCGACCCGGTGAACGTGGTGGTTAAATCTATGAACAACGCCAAAAGCGCCACCATTGCGGTAACGGTGAGCGCGGCGGGCGGCTAAGCGGGACGGGCCCAACAGGGCCCGCCCCTTTCACATTGAAAACAACGGGCTTTGGCCCGATAGGAGGATAGAACATGGCCCAAATCAAGGATTTTGACGCGATGTTTGCGGAGATGCACCAGGAGACGATCCCGTTTCGGATTTACGGCAAGATTTATCAGATCAAAAAGGCCATCCCGGCGGCCATTGTGCTGGAACTCAGCCGGCAGGAGAAAAGCGCGGTGATGAGCACGGAGCTTTTGGTTCGGGCAGCCCGGATTATCTTCGGGGAGAAACAGCTGAACGAAATCGTGAACCACCAGGGGTTTTCGTTGGATCAGCTGGGGGTCATGGTGCAATGGGCGTTTTCGGCCATTAACGGCACGGACAAGCCCGAACCCGAAGCGATCACCGAAGACGACGTGAGCGCGGGCCCTGAAAAAAACTGAACATGCTGGCCGTGTGGGGATACATCGAGGCGGACTTCAGGCGGGATTACGGCATCCGGCTGGTGGACGAACTGCCCCGCATGAGCTGGCGGGAATTTACGGTTTTATTGAGCGGCCTTTCGCCCCACGGGGCGGTGGCCGCGCACTATGATGAGGAATTGAAAAAACAGCGGGAAGAGGAGGCCCGGGAACGCGGCAAGCCCAGCGCCGCGGTGCAGGCGTTTTGGAGCGGCGTCGCGAGTTTTAAGGGGTAAGAAATCCCGAACAAACTCTTCCTATTTCGGGAGGTGAGCGCATGATCGATTTGCGGCAGGGGGATTGCCTTGAACTGATGAAAGACATACCAGATGGAAGTGTGGATATGGTACTGTGCGATTTGCCGTATGGGACGACCTATTATTGCGAATGGGATCGTGTGATCCCATTCGAACCGCTATGGGAGCAGTATTTGCGGATTTGCAAACCAAACAGCGCGATTGTGTTGTTTGGGAAGGAGCCGTTTTCCAGCAAGATGCGGTTATCCAATCTAAAAATGTTCCGCTACGACTGGATATGGGAAAAGACGGTCGCGGCGGATTTTGCAATGGCAAAACTGCGCCCAAGGCAAAGGCATGAAATTATTTCGGTATTTTATAAAAAACAGCCGGTGTATAATCCGCAGATGGAACCGGGGCAACCCTATGGCAGGAAGGCCGGAAAAAAACGCACCGGAATCGTCTGCCTTCGTCCAGGCAGTTCGCTGAAAAATCACGCGAGGGAGGACAATCCTGGGACGCGCTATCCGTCCAGCGTACAGACGTTCAGCAACGGCAATCATGGAAGCCTGCACCCGACGCAAAAACCCGTCGCCCTGTTGGAATATCTCATCCGCACATACACCAATCCAGGCATGACGGTTTTGGACAATTGCATGGGCAGCGGTTCCACCGGCGTGGCCTGCATCAACACGGGCCGCAATTTCATCGGAATGGAACTAGACCCCGGCTATTTTGAGAGGGCCAAGCGGCGCATTGAAGAGGCCTAAACGGAGGTGAGCGCATGGCGCTGAAGGTGGGCGAGCTGTTCGCCACCATCAATTTGGACGATAAAGGCTTTAACAAGGGCCTGAAAGCCGCGCACACGGCCCTGAACGGGCTCAAAACCGCCCTGAAAGGCGTCACATGGGCCACGGGTATCATGGGCGCGGCCTGGAGCGCGGTGGGCGCGACCAGCATTAAATACAACGCCAATATCGAGCAATTGCAGACCAGTTTTGAGGTGATGACCGGAAGCGCGGAAAAGGGCGCGGAGGTGTTGGAACGCGTCCGCAAACTGGGCGCCGAGACGCCGTTTGAAACCGAGGGATTGGCGGAAACCGTGCAGCTGCTGATGAACTACAACCTGACGGCGGATGAATCCATAGACGTGATGAGCATGCTGGGCGACGTGGCCCAGGGAGATCAGGAAAAGCTATTCCGCATCGCCACGGCCTACGGCCAGATGCACAGCGCGGGCAAGGTCATGCTGGAAGATATCCGACAAATGATAGAAGCGGGATTTAACCCCCTGGCCGAAATCAGCCAAACCACGGGCGAAAGCATGGCCAGCCTGTATGAGCGCATCAGCAAGGGCAAGGTCACGGTGGACGAAATCACGGCCAGCATGGAGCGCTCCACCAGCGCGGGCGGGAAGTATTTCCAGTCCATGGAAAAACAGTCGCAGACGGTCAACGGCATGTTCTCCACGTTGAAAGACAATATCGAATCATTAAGTGGAAATGTGATGCAGCCTATTTCGGAGCAACTTCGGGAACAACTTTTGCCCAGCGCCATCGACACCATAGTGGAACTAAACGATGCATTTGAGCGGGATGGGTTCGACGGATTGGTCAACGCGGCGCAAAAACAGCTGCCCAAGGCCGGGAAACTGCTTCAAAAAGGGCTGAAAGGCATTACCACGCAGGCGAAAAAGTGGCTGCCGGGCATGGCGAAGGAGCTTGCGGGGGCGATTCCGGATATTGTGGAAGGCGCGTTTGACATCGGCGGCGATCTGGTGGACACGCTGTTCGACGTGGCGGCCAGCGCGGTGGAAGGCTTGGTGGGCAGGCTGCCGGAATTGGCGTCCACGTTGGGCGAAGGCATTTGGGACTTGGGCGAAAGTGTGCTCAAAGGCGGCTATAAGGTCATGGAGGGGCTGGGCAAAGGGCTTTTGGACGCGGCGATTGTCAGCACCGATGAGGCCTGGGAAGGGCTTATGGAACGAATGGTGGACCAGGAAGCGTCGGCCAATATCGCGGCCCAAATCAACGCCACGGTGGATTCCTCGGGGGCGGAAAGCGCTATTCAGACGGCCTACGACAATATTTACCAGGTATTGACCGACGGCGCGCCGGACACCAAGGAGGCCATGAACGCGCTGAAGACCGACATCGGCTCCACGGTCAACGAGCTGATGGAAGCCATCAACGAATGGGAGCAGGAAGAAATCGCCAAATTGGACGTCAACAGCTCGGACTATGCGGAACAGGTGCGATCCATCCAGACCACGGCGGAAGGATACCGGGACGCGGTGAAATCGGTGGAAAGCGAAACGGTCACGTTTATCAACAATATGGCGGGCAAAAGCGCGGCCACGGTGGAGAAGGAAAAGGGCCGGCTGGATGAGATTATGCAAAAACTGCAAAAAGTGGCCGAAGCCATAGACTTTGCGGACAGCGAAACCGCGCGGATTGCAAAGGGGACTTATGATCTAGTAACGGCGGGCGCTACCACGGATGTGGGCACCATCACGCAGGGGCTGCAATATGTCTATCAGAACTATAAGCAAAAGGCTCAGGAAATAGAACAGGATTTGGAGACCACGAAAAAGGAATTGGCGAATTCATTCAGCCTGGGCGATATTACATCTGAGGAATACAGCACGCAAGAGAAGGCCGCCATACAGCAATCGGAAACCCAAATGGAAAACCTGAAACAGGAATATATTGGGCAGATTAACGCATTTACCGACGGGCTAAGAGATGCGTTTCGCAACACAGACCCGACGGTTGGACTGATTGAGCAGATGGCACATTACCAGGACGTGCTGAACCAGCTTAGCCAAATTCCGGCGGAACCAGACGCCACGCAAAGGGCAGAAATCGCGAAGCAAATGGAGGGCTGGTGGGCAGAAGTTTTAGGTGAGCCCGTTACGGTGCCGACGGATCAGTTGTCCATTGTAATGAATATGGCCGGATTATACGCGGCGTTTGACAGGGCGTTGGCCGGGGCAAGCGAATCTTTTACGCCATCTGAAGACAGTCCATTTTTGACCATATTGAACGGGATATTCAGTTCCGACGCCTTGGCCGGTTTTGAAATCGATACGTCCACGGCAGAGGGGGCCATCAAGGCGGCCATGGGCGATTTGGTTCAATCTGTTACCACCTCCACCAGCGAGGGCGGAAGCGAAGCCTTTTACAGTGCGGGTTCCAGCGGTGGTTCCAGCTATGCAACCGGCGCTGCGGATGCGATAGGAGATGGTCAGGACAACGTTCAAACCGCCGCGAATGGGTTGGCGGATTCGGCGCAGAGCGGCGCGGCTTCCATGAAAAACTCCGGCGTTTCCGTTGGGCGGAACTTTGCGCAGTCCCTGGCGCGGGGCATTACGGCGGGCACGCCCGCAATACAAAACGCGGCGCGGGCGGCTGCGCTGGCGGCCAAGAGGGCGGCGGAATCCGCGCTGCAAATCCACAGCCCCAGCAAAGTCTCCCTCAAAATCGGCGGCTATTTCAGCGAGGGCATGGCGGACGGAATCCTGAAAAATATGCGCATGGTTTCGGGCGCGGCCACTCAATTGGCGGGCATGGCGGCGGCGGGGCTTAAATATACCCCGGTGCGGCGTCCTGGATCGACGTTTGCGGGGGCGCAAAGCGCCCAAACCATCGACTACGACCGGCTGGCCCAGGCCATGGCCGAACATCAAACGGTGCTCGTCAGCAACGGCAAGGTTCTGGCCCGCAACACGGCGGCGGACAACAGCCAGGCGCTGGGGGCGTACAAGCGGCGGGTAGCCAAGGGATATGGAGGATAACGGGCTGACGCCCTTGTGGACGGGGGAGCAGGCTCCCCCGCCACGGCCACCCCTACCGGATTTTGCTTGAATCCTGCGGATTCCGGCCGCAAAATCCTCAAGGAAGCGGCCACCTGGGCCGCGTCCTCGCGGCGTACATGCCGCCGCTGCGGATTATAAGCCGCGCGAAACGCGGCTGGGAAAAAAGGAGGATAACATGGCACGAAGTCAAAGCGCATGGATTGAATTTGGCGGGCACAAGAGCACCGAGCTGCATGCCTATCTTACCGAATTCCCCACCCGGCCCAGGGGACCGGATCGGGGGGAATGGGCCGAGATTCTGGGCAAGAGCGGGGCGCTCTGGGTGCCGGGGGACGCCTATGACCTGATGGAAATCAAATGCAGCCTGTTGGCCACGGACCAGGCCAACGAGATCACCCTGCGCCACTGGCTGAGCGGGGCCGGGAACCTGGTTTTTTCGGATGACGATGATTATGCCCTCAAGGCCCGGGTGGTCAAGGGGCCGGAGATCAAAAAGCTGGGCGCCACCAAGATGCTGCAAATTACGGTGACCTTCGCCTGCCAGCCCTTCCGCTACCTTTCGAACCCCGCCAACCTGAGCGTAACCGGGGCGCAGACCATCCCAAATCCGGGCAGCTATTACAGCGACCCGGTGATTCAGGTATCGGGCAGCGGCTCGGGCACGCTGAAGATCAATAATATCGAAACCGAAATCAGCGACCTGACCGGGGGCGTGGTCATCGACAGCGAGGCGCGGCTGGCCTACAACCCGGGGGCGGACGTGAATTTGAGCGGGCGCATTTCCGGGGAATGGCCGGTGTTTGAGGTGGGCAACAACGCCATAAGCTTTTCCGGCGGCATTACCGGACTGATCGTCGCGCCCAATTGGAGGTGGTTATAATGGCGGACATCTACCTATACGAATCCAACGCCACCGACCTGGAAGGCATGGGCCTGGTGGGGGCGTTGACGCCCACGGAATGCCTGTTCAGCGAGGAGGCCAACGGATTGAGCGAAATCCGTCTCACCCACCCCCTGGACGAATGGGCGCGGTATACCCAGCTGGCGGTGGGCCGGATTTTAAAGGTTCCGGTGCCGGTGCGCAGCCTGCCCGAGATTGAGAACGGGGAGATCGTGTCCAGCGTGGAATACTGGCAGGTCAAAGAGGGCGCGGCTAAGGATATTCGCTGGGCTTACAGCAAGGAAAGCGGCGGATGCCGCACCGGGCTGCCCAAGCCGCTGCAGCGGGTGACCGTGGTCAAGAAGGGGAACAGCCGCTACAAAATCAAATACACCAAGACCGACAGCAAGGGGAAAAAGTCCTCGGCTTCCGGATGGATCAACAAAAACGCCCTGGAATACATCTCCGAGCAGGACATCGGAGACGATCCCAACGCCATCGAGGAGGTGGCCCCGGCCTGGAGTGTGCGGGAGCAATACTTCCGCATCTATGAGGTGCGCTCCAGCGATATGGTTGGAGAAGGGCGCGGGGTCACGGTGTCGGCCCGGCACATCTTCTACGACCTGATGGGCAATCTGACCATTTACAAGCCCGAGGGGGCTATGGGTTGTCAGGCCGCCCTGGACGGCATATTGAGCGGCTGCGTTTCGGGCCACGACTTTGAGGCCGCCACCAACATCGGCGCGAGCCGGGAGGCCCAATGGGTGCGGGTCAACCCGGTGAGCGCCATTTTGGACCCGGACGACGGGCTCTGCTCCAAATTCGGCGGGGATCTGGTGCGGGACAATTGGGACATCACCCTTTTGGACAGCGCGGGCATGAATCGCGGGGTGCGGATTGAGTACCGGAAGAATATGCTGGGGGTGGAATGCCAGGTCAACACCGATTCGGTGGTGACCCGGGTGTACCCCATGGGGCAGACCGCCAAGGGCAAGCCCCTGGGCATGGGCGGGGACACCCCCTGGGTGGACAGCCCCAAGATCGGCGATTATCCCACGCCCCATATCTATGTGCTGGACAAGGGCAGCGAGATCAAGGCCAAATCCACCTCCGGCGCCGACGTGAATTCGGCCCGCAGCCAACTTCAGCAGGCGGCCCAGGCCTATTTTTCGGACAATCCGGGCATCGATGAGCCCGAAATTTCCCTTTCGGTGGACTTCGTGTCCCTGGGGGATACCGCGGAATACGCCCAATACAGGAATTTGGAGAGCGTGCACCTGTACGACACCGTGCGCATCCGCCACATGCCGCTGAACATCGACGTGCTGGCCCAGGTGAACAAGATCGAGTTCGACTGCCTGACCGGCCGCATGAAGGGCATAGAGCTGGGCAGCAAGCTCATCAACCTGGCCCGGGAAAAGGTGCCGGCCTGGCAGCTGCCCGGGAACATCAACGGGGCCAAGCTGATCAATGGCACGGTGGAGGCCGGGCAATTGGCCGGCGGGGCGGTGAACGACGAGAACATGGCCGACGGCGCGGTAAACGCCGGAAAGCTCCAGGACGGCGCGGTGGTGTTCGGTAAGATCGCGGCGGACGCCATAGACGCGGACAGCATCCGGGCCGGGGCCGTGACCGCGGGCAAGATCGCGGCCGGGGCGGTGACGGCGGATAATATCGAGGCCGGGGCCATTACGGCGGGCAAAATCGCGGCCGGGAGCATCACCGCCGACCAGCTCCAGGCCGGGCTCATCACCGCGGACAGCGGGCTCATCGACACCGGGGCCATCGGCACCGTCCAGATTGCGGACGGATCGATCACTGACGCCAAGATTGTGGGGCTCACGGCCAACAAGATCACGGCCGGCACCATCGACGCCAGCCAGGTCTATATCAACAACATCGTGGCGGACAACATTACCACCGGCACGCTGAACGGCAAGGTCATTCCCCAATTGGGCACGGACAAGCTGCAGGACGGGGCGGTGACCGGGGACAAGGTGGGAAAAGACGCCATCACCGCCGATAAAGTGGTGGCGGGGG